TGCTTCAGCCGATTCACTGTATTTTCCCTCATTGTTAAATTCAATAGCGTCTGCAAACAGAGTATCAGGTTTTGATAGCGGTTTTTGAAGCGCTAAAAGCTCAGGCTGATAAAAAACGGCACTTGAACATCCGTGTACACAAAAAGGCGGAAAATTTACAGTCATTTTTGCTTCCTTTATTCTATACGTTTTTCCTCTTTGTTCACGGCATTTGTGGCACGGGGCACTGTGTGTGATGATTGTGTACGGCTCATCGGGAGTATGTAAATGCTTTAAGGAATTATATTCTCTCAGACACGTGATGATTCTTGATGGTGCTAAGCTAAGTGGCAGAGCAAACCAGTCAGTTAAATCATATTTCAATTTAAGATAACGTTTAATTTTTCTGTAATCCGGATAAATGATATACAACCTGCACAGAGCATCAAAGATTTCATCACTAATCGAAGTCTGAAAAAGTCTTTCTAACAGTCCTTTGTTTTTAACAAAGAAGTTGTAATAGGCTTCTTCAGTGGTGTTTTCAAAAATCGGTTTGTTCTTTATCAAGTCGGAAAGCAATTTGTCCGTTTCGATTATAAAAAAATTGTCCTTTTCCGATTTACTTAAATATGTATTATTGTAGTCGCTGTCAGCATTAAATTCTTTAATCACCGTAATAGTGTCTTCAGATAACCGTTCTTTATAAGGACCTATGCTTTCGAAGAACTTGCTTACTTTGTTTTGCTTACCTTTTTCTGTTTTTAATTTAGACGCTTCGTATAAAGTCTTATTCCAATATCGCTTAAAGAAAGCCTGACAATACTTTTGATAATTTGCTGTAATCTCTTGTAGTTCTTCACTTGGTGTAGGATGATAAAAACCGTCGTATTCAATAGTACACAATTCTTTTAAAGCAAATTGCAACCGGTCTAAATTATCAAAAAATTTGTCTATATTTGTACTTTCTCGTATCCAGTGCTTATAATCGGCTATACCGCAATATATCAAATATACTCGTGTAGCCGTATCTAAGTCTTCATACATAATCTCACCTCGCCATTTCCACGCTTTTACTTTTCTACATTTGTTCAACTTCTTCTAAAGAATTAAAACTAAAAAAGTCGCCTCTGGCTATATGCTCCATTTCATGAGCTATAGCCTTTTTTTGTTCCTCATACGATATATTTGAGTTTATGTAAATATTGTAAAACCCGTCGTAATCCATAGCTGTAACGCCTTTTACTGTAGTAGGTAAAGAAATGTATCTGATACAATAATCCAATATCATTCACTGTCCTTTTGCAAACGCTTTAAAATTTCAACAGTAGCTTCTATATCTTCTTTAGTAACATTCTTTGACACGCTGAAAAGTATTTTCATTTCAGGTCGAGTTCGCAGTTCGTCAATTATGTCTCTTGTTTCATCGTCAAGGTAAATAGGCTCATTGTGAGCTTCAACCCTTATGTTTTCTTCGCCATTTAATAAATAATCAATAGGAACCCCAAAATACTCGGCAATTTTTGAAACTGCTTCTGATGAGAGAGCCTTACTTCTGCCGTATTTCAAATCGGTGATGGATCCTCTACTTACTTTGGCTTCTCTGCACATCGCTGTAACTGAAATTTTATGTTTCAAACATAAATTCTCAATTCTTATGTACAATTCTGACATAGTTACACCTCGTTTTTTGTGCAACCGTACAGTCTTACGAAATTCCGTAAATTAATTCAAAATAGCCATTGACATTTACGGAGAAACGTAATATAATACAAACATGGACAGTACGGAAGAACGTAATATAATCATTTCACATCTACAGTGTATTACATTTTTCCGTAAAAGTCAACACTATAATTATATATAGTATAGTTTAGTATGTAAAAGAGGTGATAATTATTAGCGAACGAAAAAGACCATTAACTGAGTACGGAGTAGAGGTCAAAGTCAAACTTATGAAGCTAAACAAAACGCAAAAATGGCTTATAGAAGAAGTTAAAAAACTTCTGCCGGAAACCTATCTTGATTCATCTAATTTATACAAGATAATGACAGGTGAAATTAAGTCAATCAAAATCGAAACTGCTATAAATCAGGTTTTGAATACTAACTGTGCTCCATAAAAACGCATGCAACGAACCGGAGGAGGTGAGGAAGGTGGAAATAGTGGAAGTGAAAAAGCCGTTATCGGGTTATGGAAAAGTATTATATTACCCGCTATTTAACGAGGAAGAAAAAGAATGTGCCTCAAAAATCATCGAGCAGTTGAAGGGCATGACGATTTACGAGGCACAGCAGTTACTTTCAAAGGTATCAGAAGCGCTTATTTTTTCAAGCAAAATTTGAAAATCTCTTCTGAAATCTCATTGAATTTTTTGATATATTCTTCAACGGTCATAGAAGATATATCACAGGATTTTTCGAGATAAAGCATGGCGAGCTTATCTACACGATCCAGCAATTGAGAGTACTGAACATCAGACATTAGCGTTATCCTCCTTTCCAATATGATATTAACATTATATCATCGGGAAAGGACGATTGCAACAACCGGAGGAGGTGAGGAAGTGAGACGAACAATGCCATCACTTGAATATCGAGTGCCAACAGACTGGGAAGCTTTGCCGATAATATTTGATCTTGCAACGCTTGCCAGGATAACAGGGCTTTCCTATGAAACACTTCGTGGCAAAGCCCGGAACGGTGAAATACCGTGTGTTAAGGTAGGTACGCAGTATAGACTTGAAAAAGAAGCAGTAAAGAAATGGTTAGGAGGTCAATATGAAGATATCTAAGATAATCGCCTACATACTCTCTCAGCTCCTGCGGCTGTGGATAACAGCGTGTGCGGCCGTGATGATGTACGTCCCGATGTCTGCACTGGCATACGCCCAGAGGGGCTATAAAGCCGTAGGCGGCGAAATGCTCCCCGTTGCAATAGTCGCTGTAGCGGTGTGGTACGGGCTGGGGTGGCTTATGCGTGTGTGGTATAGAGATATGATAGGAGGCGGACACGATGACAGATCTTGAGCGAATCGCCAAAGAAGCCACCGATCACGGCATGACGTATGGTGAGTATATTGCATGGAAGGCGAAATCAGCACTTGAGCAGCAGCAAAACTACCGTCGGGCAAGGCAGGTAGCGGAAATACAGAGAAAGAGAGGGCAAAGAAAATGAGCAAAACAGAAGTTGTTAAAGGGTACAA